AAATTTTTTAGGTTCCCTATAAAAATATGAAAATGCGAGAAATTGTGTAGAACTATCTGTATGAGGGTCGTAATATTCATTATTATGATAATATCTAACTTTGGTAGTGTCGTGATTTGATTTATTTGCTATGCTGGTGCAACCATGAAGTTCGGAGAATTTTTCTAATACACCGCATTTGAAAAGTTTGCGATTGACAGTAAGTATATTCGATAAATTTCTAAAATTTATACCATCTTCGTTTGTTTTACTATGATTGATGTATATATCATCGAGTACTAATGCTTTTGCATTTGTATAACCAACGACACCCCCATAATTTTCTGCTGCGAGAAGTTTATTAGGGGCAGTGTAAAACATTAATTCTTGCCATATTAATGCGAGTTCAAAATCATTATAAAAATTATTAACGACCATTAATGGAAATGGTTCTACGAATAATTCTGCTTCTAATCTTTCTTTCATATTATTCTTGCAACCAAGCCCAAGAGGTTACGAGATATTTATCCCCATCTATTGGTGGATTACCTCTATGTACATGAGTATATTGACAGGGAAATATTAAAACATCACCTGCAACTGCCTTCTCCCTTTTATTTTGATACAAAAATTCTGTTTCACCACCATCAAAATCATCATTAACATAGACTTGTATAACAAATGTTCTACGAGAATTTTCAATATTACCGTTCTCATAGTGCCAAGAATGAAATCCTGCACCACATTTTATTTTTTTTAATTTGATATCATGTATTGAAAATTTTCTTCTACCTAAAACTGGAAATTTATTAAGATAATCATCAACACATGGATTTATCTTTGGAAAAATTTTCTGGCATATGAAAGATGATTCTGGTATAGTTAAAGAAGAATCAGAGAAAACATTTACTGCATCTTGATCTTGAAATATTTTATTATTGTCAGGTTGAGGATAAAGCAATGCATTATCATCATAAAAATCAATTTTTTCAATTAACTCACGACACTCTGCTCTTGTAAATATTTTTTCATATCGAATTATAAAATCAGTAATTCGATCATTAGATTTATCAGACATACATATCAACCATTAATGATATTATATCATATATATCTTACTTGTCAAAACCTTATCAGGGTGTTATAATAATTTTATGAAAAAACTATTCATAAAAGAAAATTTCTTCTCTGACGTAGAAAAAATAAGAAATATATCTTTGTCATCGAGATTTTATAGTCCCAATGAAATAGAAAGGAGAGTGAATTGGAGAGGGTATAGGACAAAAGAACTTAGTAATTTCAAAAATGAACTATTGAATCGATCAAAAAATTATATTTTAGATGAAATTGTAAAAATATTTAATTTAAAAGATATATCCATAGAAACTTTTTTTCATTTAACTTTTAGTGATACTAAAAATACATTAAATAATTTTGATAAAAATAAATGGCATCGAGACAGTAATTATAGTTATGCAGGTATCGTTTATCTAACACCAAATGCTCCTAGAAATAGTGGAACTTCTATTATTTTAGATGGTAAACAAATTGATGTGCAAAATCGCTATAATAAAATGGTGGCATATCCTTCACATCTTACTCACGCACCCACAGATTTATTTGGCGATACCATTCAAAATGGTCGTATAACTTTAACTTTTTTTTGCTCATGATTAAAATTGCAATAATTGGAGCAGGGAACGCAGGGTGTGTAACTGCACTACATTTTAATTATTTCTTAGGTAAAGATTGTGAAATAGACATATATCATAGTTTGGATACACATCCAATAGAGAGAGTAGGGCAAGGTACACTCACCAGCATTACTGAACTTTTTTCAGATACGTTAAAGGTAAATTGGTATAATAATCAGATTGGAGCTACACTTAAAACTGGAATATTATATGAAAATTGGGGTGTGAAAAATGATAAAATATTTCACGATTTTAATATGTCAGATATGGCTATCCATTTTGTACCTCAAAAACTTTCACAATTAGTGTTAAACTCTGGTAAATTTAATTCAATAGATAAAAAAATTATAGATCCAGAAAAAGAAATTGACGCTGATATAATTTTTGATTGTAGAGGTCGGCACAATAGAAAAAAAGAAAATTACGATAGTCTTATCAATCCACTTAATTCAGTTTTACTTTGTAAAAAAAGTGGTAAAGACGATGATTTAATTTATACTAGATGTGTTGCTACCCCAAATGGATGGACATTTGTAATACCTAATATGGATAGTGTTTCATATGGATACTTATACAATAATAGTATTACATCAAAATCAGATGCTATGCGAGATTTTTTAACTAGATTTAATCTAGATAAAGTTGATGGTGAAATGGTTTTTGAAAATTATATGGCAAAAGATTTTTATAATGGTTCAAGAACGATATATCAAGGAAATATGTATGGATTTATTGAACCTATGGAAGCAACATCCCTAGTAATATACAGAAATTTGTGTCGGCAATCTTGGGATGGCATTTTCAAGTTAAATGATTGGAAATCATGTAATGAAAATATGAGAAAGTTGATGATAGAGATACAAAATGTCATATTGTGGCATTATCAGTATGGTTCAAAGTTTGACACACCATTCTGGGAATATGCTAAATCGTTACCATTTAATCCAGATGATAGATTTTATAGGATGTTTAACGATGACAAGGATAGTGAACCTCAATATGGAACTTGGAGAAAATATAATTTTGATAATTGGAAAGATGGTGTAGAATTTTGATTTTACATACATACCTTTGTATGGTTTGTTCGGGAGATACTATAAATTTTTTGAAGGGATGGCGAAAAAGAAGAAATGCAAGAAGTGGAAATGCCCAAAATTTAAAGGAAAAAAGTGTATGTGTGGTTATAAACTGACATAGAATTATGCGATTCTTACTTCTCTCACTTTGAGACAGATTGTCTCGTGTTAACTGTGTCAGTTGACGTAGTGACACACATGCTATTGCAGGGAAATATACATGCACTATAATAAGATTAATTGACAGTTCCCATGAAATTAACAGAATTTTTGCAAACATCATTTCAAAATGTAAGATCATCTAAGAGAACCGATGACTTGCATGATGTATTGTTAAATGAAATCCTTGTAAAGAATCCTCAATGGAATGATTTGGATTGGAGATTTGAATATAAACTACCTGACGATGCCTTTGGTGGAACATTTGACATTGACATTGCAGGTTTTGATGATAAAAATGAATTAAAAGTGTGTGTTCTCGCAAAAGCTATGAATAGTAATGTGAATAAAAATATCAAGAACTATGCCAATACAACCATAGGAGAAGCAGCAAGAATAGCATTTGCACCTAAATTAAATTTAGAGAAGGTATTATTTGTGAGTGTATTGCCAAGAGTTGCACCAAGATTTAAAAAAGACGGAACAGTTGGTGGTTATGATGATGTAATATCAGCAAAGAATCGCACCAAGATCAATGGTGTCTTAAACAAACAGTATGGTCAACTTATAGGTATTATGGATGTGTTTTTTGATATTAAAGATGTAAAACAAAAGAAGACAAAAGATGAATTTTATGATATAATAGTAGAAAATCTTGATGAGTTTGTTGTAAATGAATAGTCAAATATTCTTAGGAGATTGTCTTCATGTCATGGAAGATTTACCTGACAACTGCATTGATATGGTATTTTGTGACTTACCTTATGGGACAACACAAAACAAATGGGATAGTATCATACCATTTGACGATTTATGGAGAGCATATAATCGAGTAGTAAAAGAAAATGGTGCGATTGTATTGACATCACAACAACCTTTTACATCTAAGTTAATTGTTTCAAATCCAAATCAATTTCGATATGAGTGGATATGGGAGAAGAACAAAGCAACTGGACATCTTAATGCAAAGAAGATGCCTATGAAAGCACACGAAAATATATTAATATTCTATCGCAAGTTACCAACCTATAATCCACAAAAGACAACTGGACACAAACCATTTGGTTCAGTTAAACCTAGAAAAAATATACCCCACCCAAAAGAGAAGAGAAACTATAATCATCTGACAGAGACATTTGGTAATGATGGAACTACAACTGATCGCTATCCTAGATCAGTACAAAAGTTTCCAGTAATTAATAATGATAATCCATTGAAGTTTCATCCAACACAAAAACCAGTGGGCATGATAGAATACTTCATCAACACATATTCAAATGAAAATGATGTGATTCTTGATAATTGCATGGGGTCTGGTTCTACATGTATTGCTTGTATTAATACAAATCGAAAATATATTGGTATTGAGAGTGACAAGGATTATTTTGACACAGCAAAGAACTGGATAGAATCACATGTGCCAAATGAAAATGTGTCATACAGTTTAGAGACACCATTGACTCAACTGCTATAATGAATATATTAAAAGGAAATCTATGCAACTAAGACCACACCAAGAGCAAGCAATACAG